CACCGCCGGTACATGTTATATAAGAGCCGAATGATGTTGTTCCGCCTGCTATTCCAAGAGCCTCACCTGAAACAGACGCTCCTCCCGCTCCAATAGTTACCGGAATACCGGAATTTGGTGTAACAGCTATAATTGCCTTGGCATATGCCCCTGAACCTCCTCCCGCTCCGGCTCCCCAATCACCGTGTCGTTCCCACACTCCCGCTCCGCTTCCACCGGCTCCCTGACATTGAACCGTTACGGATGTAACACCCGACGGCACATTGAATGTAAAGGAACCGGGTGTTACGAATATGGCCTGATTGTCCGATGATATGATTGCCTGAATTTCATTCACGCGTTCGGTAAGGCTTTCTATCTGTGACTTCAACCACATAGAACTTTTTCAAATCGCGACTTTTCATTTCATTACGTCCTGTGATTCAGGTCATGCAACACTTCCATACGACCTTTCAATAATGTTACTTCCGATCTCAATTCAGACACTTCTTCTTTCAGGCTGTCATGATTGGAATCAACCAAATCTATTCTCTCCATAAGCCTTATTTCCATGTTATGAACATTATCCTTTTCATTAACAAGCAAATTGCTTATGTCATCAAGCCTGTTGTTGAGCCGTTTGAAGAAGTACCACAATACAGAAGAAATACCGGACATAAGCCCTAATACTGCATACATAAGCATTTCAGGTGTTATAAAATCCGGCATGATTATCTCCCGCTCGTTACGACGCCTGCGTCCATTGAGCCGTCAATGTAACGTCAGCCGTGACCGTTATCTGGCTTCCCGGAGTGTGAGTCGTTGACCCATCGCTATAATTGTTGAATGTATACCCTGTTCTTGTCGGTGGCGTTGACGGAATGGTATATAGCGCATTGTTCAATACCGATGTATTGCTTGGCAAATTCTGAACATCTTCCGCTTCCGAGCCTGAAACATTTGTAATGTTCCATGTTTGTACTTCTTCGTATACAAAAACGATATGCCCTGTTTCAAGCGGAGATCCTGCTCCCGGGTCTTCCGTAGTCCATGTTATGCCGCGATCATAAAACAGCTTCTTGTCAGTTCCCAGTTTAAGGTCGTTTCCACTGTCAGAAGACAGCAGCCCTTCGCCGGTAACCAGCAATTTTTCATCCGTTCCCTTTGTGATAAGATTGCCTTCGTTTGTAGAAATAATTTCATCGACGTCTGAAATACCACCGCTTTTTTCTACATACAACTTGCCATCGCTTTTTACGGTAAGCTGATTGTCAGCTTCGGATGATACAAGGCTGTTGGCATCTACCTTGGCGAACAACTTGTCATCCGATCCTTCAACGATAATGTTATTGGCATCTGTAGAAATAAGATCGGAAGGAACGACTTCTCCCTTTTCAACAAACAGACCATCGCTTTTCACGACAATCTGGTTGTTCGACTCCTTGGACACCAGCGTATTCGTATCTACCTTGGCATACAGCTTGTTATCCGATCCGGTTACTATGATGTTGCCTGCATTGGTAGATATCAAATCGGAAGGAACGACTTCTCCTTCTTCGACATACAGCTTATCGTTTTTGATAACAAGACTGTTTCCGGCTTCTGGAGATACCAGATCGGACGCTTTTACAGGATCGACTTTGGCGAACAGTTTGCTGTCCGTTCCCTTGGTGATTATATTGTTGGCATCTGTAGAAATGAGATCACCGGGGACAACATCTTTTGTTTTTTCAACAAACAACCCACCGTCCGATCCCGTTGTGATAGCGTTATCTGCGCTATCCGATATGAAATCTTTCGGATTGGACGGATCCACTCTAGCATACAGCTTGTTATCCGATCCGGTTACTATGATGTTGCCAACATCTCCGGAAACAAGATCACCGGCTACAACGGAAGCTGCCGTCTTATTAACGTAAAGCTTGCCGTCCGTTCCGATTTCAAGAATATTGTTTTCCTCGCTCGATACCATATTCGCTGGCTTGACGATAAGCTTCCCGTCTTCCGCCACTTCCAGCATGTTCGGCGTAATAGCCGATACGATTTCGTTAAGATCGGATCCGCAATTCAGGGCCTCGCAAATAGCCGCTTTATCTTCCGGCGAAGCACTTATGATAGCTGCCTTGAGCTCCTCCGTAAAGTTTTCACATGAAACCAAATTAACCATACTCTGTCTCCTATAAACAACCGCTGTTATTCACTCGCCTGCCATACTGCCTTGAACACAGAAGGCTTGACAGTATTCCATTCATCGTCATTCCATTTGACTTCTTCCGAAGGCAAATATGTTTTATCGCCGTTTGCCGTATCCTGCCAGTTCACGAAAGTGAATCCCGTTCGCGTCGGTGTGTTTCCCGACACCGTAAACCCGACGGCAGGATTATAAGACTGCCCGGACGGCATATTTTCGGCTTCCCCATCCGTCGTATAGCTCATGACAAATTCCCATACTGCATATAACGTCAGGCTATATCGTTCGGCTATTGGCGATCCCACTGCATAATCAACGGTCTTGCAATCCGGTGACTTGCTCCATCCCCTGAACACCGTGTTTTCAGGCTCTTCGCTCCATGCCGGTGCATTTACCGACTTGCCTGCTTCGACGATCGCCTTGGCCGGGACTTCTCCCCCTATGCCAGAAAACAGATTTACATAAGTGATCGCTATGGTCTTGGTGATCGCTATGGTCTTGGTTATCGGCTTGTCTTGTGGACAAGTCATGTCAACAGGCTGGTATGTCCCGTCATTGAACAATATCCATGTCCTGTCACATCTTTCGAATGTGCCTACAGCCAGCTTCGGCATGGACAGTATATGAACCTGAACCGGCTTGCCCGTTACAAGTTCTATTTCATTCGGTATGATTACAGACGGCCTTTCCTCATCGTCATCGCTTTTTTTCGGAAAGCAACCGCATGACGGAAAATCAAGCGCCTCACCGACTGCATATCCTATAAGATCTCCACCATCTGCACCGCATCCTGCGTTGACTTCTACCGTAGCCCCTTCTCTTGGAGACGGATAAATGTAGCCTATCGTCGTTCCGTCACAATCCTGTAGCGCAACTGTAGCATCAGGCGGTTGCTGGTCCGGACGGAAAGCCGCCCCTCCACCGGGCAATGGCATGGTAGCAAAATAACCGCACGGAGTTTCCGTCGGTTTCCATCTCATCTCATTGCATACAGTAGTCTGCTGCTTGTTGATGACGTGATCAATACAGGCTTCTACACCGGTATCGGTCCATTCACGAGTTTCTTCATTGCGCCATTCCGTCTGGCCGTACTGGTTTACGTATTGCCGACTTATCTGATACGTATCGGAATCATCCGTCACTATGCAGTTTTCACGACCGGTAGCCGTCCATATCGCCCCGCTGGTATCGACCTCAACCCAACGCAAATCATTGCAACGATTGGTCTGCTGCTTTTCGAGCTTGCCGGATTCAGAAGTTCTGGTTTCTCCGGTATCGACCCATGAAACCGTTTCCCCATCTTCCCATTTCAGTTGACCATACTGGCTCCTGTATTCGTTGCTTATCGTATAGGTATTGGACTCTGCGCTTGCGTTTATGCACCGGAAATTTCCTGTCGGAGTCCATACAATACCTTCGTCATCTACAAGAACCCAACGAAGGTCATTGCATATAGTGGCCTGCTGCTTGCGTACCGTACCGCTGCCCGTGTCTTCGATAACCCCGGTGTCTGTCCAGTCCCGGGTTTCTTCGACTTCCCACTTTCTCTGATCGAACTGGTTGATATACTCCCGTTCCACCGTATAAGTGGCAGAAGCGGTATCATCGCCTATATCGCACCGGACATTCCCGGTCGCCGACCACTGCACCTCCGACTCGTCAACATCCACCCATCGCAAATCGCCGCACTGATCCGTCTGCTGACGCTGTACCTTGTTATCCGTCGTAATCTGATACTCACCGGTATTTGTCCAGACAAGATCCCCGCATTCTATCCAACGAGTGTTGCCAAGACCGTCGTCTTCCTGACATTCCAGTTTGTCTGTTTTGACATTGCATCGCTGCTTGTCATTGAGCTGCCAGTCCGGCTCCGCACATATTACCGGACATCCTCTCATGCCCGGATCAAGCTTGTTTGTATTGGTAGTCGTATTGAACAGGGCCATGACGGAGGCAGTCCCGATACCATCGCCTTTGTACACCGCCACCATCAGGGTGTTCTGGGGAGCATCGAGAACGATAACCGGATTGTCCTTCGTCATTCGTACCGGCGGATATTCTCCCGCTGCCGTACATTCCCCGCATACCAAGGGCTGCGACGCTTCTATTTCAGGCTCTTTTTGCGGAACCGAAATACAATCGCAATACTGTCCCAGATCTCCTGCTTTTATTTTTAGGATGTTAAAGGTGATTTCATCCCCTTCAATAAGCCCTATACCGCGTATTGTTACCTGATGTCTGAACCCGAATATCGGACTTACATTATTGAACTCACCGGGATTGAACAGATTGAACCATCTCGTTTTAGGATCGACATCAATCATATTCCCCTCCTTCGTTTATTGCGTTTATAGCCGATGCCGTTTCATCCACCGTCCAAGGAATAAGGCCCATGACGTGATCGTTCAACATTCTCGTCTCTGTGGATTGCATGGTCAGCCTGAACCCCACTATGTCGTCCTCATCCTTGATGTGCCGTACCGCCCGCATGGGCTGGCCTTGAGGCGCGCTTATGACGGCGACAGGATTGTTTTTCTTCAATATGACAGGAACCCCGTTATATTGAAGAACGGCCTTGGATGTAACAACAGGAGGAGTGACTACAGGAGGCGGACACTTGCACATTTCAGAATCCATGCCGGGAGCATATACAAGCTCGAAATGAACATAGTCCTCATCGTTCAATCCCATCGCAACAAAGGTAAGCTCCCCTCCTACCGGTATTTCGAAAACACGAGATGCATCAGACAGGCTTCCCTTGTCCAGCAATACTTCCCTGTCAACCTTCGCCATTGCAGTTCTCCATGATCTTCATCATTTCGTCACTTACCGTGTTTACAACCGTCTGCAACATGGTGACGTCGCCTATCGGAAGATCAAGGTCTATCTTCTTGTGCCAATACACCAGCTTTACGCCATTGACCTTGCCGCCATTCTGCACATGAATATTACGCTCCATGCCTGATCTGTTGGTCAGTTTCATAATCGCCGACCCGGTCGGATCATATCCTGTAACCGATCCGAAAGCGTCCCATCCGATATGGTAAAGTCTTGCTCCAACCGGTACACTTCGTCCTGCTATTTTTATTTCCATGTCTTACCTCGTCATATTGGGGAAATCTGATTCAAGTTATAACTCTGTACTCCATTAGGCTGTACTACGTTCGATGCAGGGATATTGCCGGACCTTCCGTCAAGTGTAGGTGCCTGTGGTCCGGCTGGAGTTACGCCCTGTACCGGCTGATTGGCGGCAACGGCCAAGGCGTTTTCTATGACCGGATCGGTCAAGCCAAGGGCGTCTATCGGAAAGCCAGCCTGCTCAAGCAACTGGCGAATGGCATATTCTATGGGCTTCTCAAGATTGGGAACTCCCTGTGACCGCGCTCCAAGCAACGATGGTAAAATCTGCTGCTGTTTTTGCGCTTGCAGGTCTTCTTTGAGAAGGCCAGTTATGCCACGGACTTGCAAATTTATATCCTGACCGTCTCGCAGCTCCGGCTCATTAATCATAAGATATTGAAATAATCCTGTAAACATGGGTTCTATCAACCGCATATCCTCATTGATAGCCATACCCTTGATCGTTCTCAATGCGTTGGAAACCCGCTGCGTATATTCGCCAAGGCTGGATCTGCCGAAGTCCTGTGCGCTATACGCAAACGCCGGAATACCGCAGTCTTCATCCGCCATGCGCAGAAAACCGGATATCTGTGTCATGATCAAATGATATTGCGCCGATACCGTATTCATGGTTCTCAACGCATCCGGCATACTTCCCGTCGCTCCGAACCTTTCTTCCACGCCATATCCGAAACCGGGCTGAAGATTTCGTGCATCATTCGGATCTGAAAATGCGCCCGGATTGTACAAAACGGGCGGTCTGGCCGACCAGTCAACATTATGCTCGAATGTGTGAAGCAATCTGTTGATGCGCTGCTCCGTGTCCCACAACATTCCCGCCAGACCGACATAATCGAAATGGCTTGATCCAAGCTCGACAAACGGGGCACCAAAATAGGTTCTGGTCTCTCCTTCCGGTTCCTTTATAAGCAGACATCTTATCGTTCTGCCACCCACTATTTCCACTCTGGCGCTCATATAATCAAGAGTGTCTATGCCGTGGATGCCATAATCCGCCAGCTCACTGCCGGAAAAATAGCCCTCATGAATCAGAATCGGTATCTTTTCGTCCAGATCCCAGAAATCATTGTCATCGTTTCTGTCCGTGGATTCTTGCAATATCCATACCCAATCCCGGTTTTTCGTTTCGAACTCTTCCAGCACATCCCGAATGGCGCTTTCGTTATATCCCGGCGTCTTGGCGCACTGAATCAGTTGGGCCTTGGTTATGTAGGTTATCTCCGTGTTTCCCGTATTGGTTTGCAGACTGCCGTCCTTGCCGTCGTCTATCGGGTAAAAGTCATGTACACTGACATATCCGAACGTCGGCATGACAACCCAGTCACGCTTCACTCCGGACGTTCCGGTATATGAAATATAAGGTTTGGCTCTCCATATCGGAAACCGCATGTAGCCCATGCCGTAAAGCGCCTGATCCCGCTTCATGCCTATGTACGCCTGCCTGAATCCGCCTTCTATGGATATGTCGCGCATACGCGTTTGCATGCGCATGGCCGCCTGCGATGCTTCAGTGACTATACGTGCCTGCTCTGCCTTTTTAAGCGCTATGGCACGTTCCTGCAAAAAGTATTTCACCCTGTCATCAACCTTGCCTTTTGAAGTCAACAACAGGGACAGATCCGCAATACCGGAATCCTGCGCATGACGGTACACTTCCTGCATGAGATAAAACCGTATGCGGTCAAGGGTTCCCTTGTCTATGGTAGGCTCCGGCGTGGCCTGACAGGTAGCCATAGCATCAAGTTGCGGCAAGACAAGATCGACTCCCCAGTTTACCGTCGCGTTGACTTTCTGCTGTGTAACGCCATAATACCGCGACGGCGTAAACCCGAACGCCATCTCTATATCCGCCGCATCTTCCGCCGTGTATTCACGCGCGTATTGCTTCTGCGCCCGTATTCTGGCGCTCCACACTGTCTTTCCCTGATGCTGTATATAAGACTGCTGACGTTCGTATGAACGCCTTGTACGAGCAGCCGCTATCTCGGCAATTTTATCCTGCCCCTTCGGAGACAGTCGTTTCTCTTCCGCCATTCGAAATTCCTATCTGCTGTTCCATCCTCCAAGCGCACGAGGCTTTCTGTTCTGCATAGCCAGAATATCAGACAACCGCATGTTGTTGTATGTCATGTCGTACGCTTCTTCCGACATCTCCATTCCCTTGAGCTTCATGCGACCGTTCAACAAATCCGCCCCGCTTGTTGCGAGATATATGGCAAACGTTTGCAGGGCATCCGCAAAATGGCTCGTCCAGTCATGAATAGGCACCTTGCTTAAAATATTGCGCTCCTGATCGAACGCAAACCTGTACTGCTTCAACGTGTCCAGAATGAAAGCACAGTCCTTCGCAGGATCGTCAACCGGCTCTTCGCTCTTGTTCACTTCCATTATCCGTATGAGCTGCGATGACGCCGATATGCCGTCGCTCTTTCTCGACGGCTTGCCTACCGGCGTGAACTTTATCCCGTAATTCAACGCCTCCGCATACCGTGATATCCCGTCAAGATCCCACGTCTTGGACATGACATCATGCGGACCGACATGCTCACCGTACCGGTACGGCTTTGACCTCAACTCTTCCGCGCAGGTGGCAAGGCCCCTGTTTTTTATAGACGACCAGTCTATAAGCCGCGGGACACGATTTATAATCTGCCAGTACAATATGACCGTACCATCCGCAGAGCCTATATCCCACGAAGTATGCACCGGGTATCTCGGATCGTATTTTATGGGGAACGCCCTGTCCCTTTCGCATTCGACCAGCTCTTCAGCCCATACGGCCCCTACTACCGCGGCTTCCCATTTGGACTCGAACTCCTGTGAAAACAGCGCGTCACCGAGCACCGCCCCGTATCTCGCCCTGTATGTCTGCCTCGTCTTGTCAAGAAGCTCCTTGGAAAACACATTGACATCGTATGCGGACAAATGGCTGGCGTAGCTGTGCGGATCCGCCTTGGCGTCCATATACTCGTTGTAGAAGTGATTCTTTCCACGAACGGAAGATACATGTATGGACCACCCGTTGTTTTCGAGCAGCATAGGCTCGAAATAGGCGAAAGCGTCGGGACGGGATATCGCCGCTTCCGACATGACTATGCCGACGGGAGACCCGCCGACCAGACTGTCGATGTTGTCCGACCCTATCAACTGCCACACGGAATTATTGTGGAACGTTATTTTCATCGACTGGTTGTCGACGTGACGTATAAGCTCCGGCGGAAAAATGTCCTTCCACCGTTCACGCTGCGTCACCGGATTGCGCATGTCCCACAACACCTTTCTGGCCTGCGCATACTCCGGCAGACAGTGATAGTACACACCAACCCGCTGATGCAGCTTCACCGCCGTTATGTGCATGGCGACCTCGTCCTTGCCTAGCCGACGCGCCCATGCAAGCACCGCTCGCCGAAAGGTCGGCTTCATGGCCTCCCTCCACACCGGAACCTGATAGAACCGCGGCTTCCATCCGTACGCGGGCAATGTGATATTAGCCATCTCCCGCCTCCCCGCCGTCTGTCGATGCATCAGGGCAGCACTCCATTATGGTACCACCCGTATCCGGAAACGTCGGATGATGCATTACGGGAAAGCCCGGAGGCTCGCACATGATGACGTTCACCTTCATGGTGAAACATTCGCTGAAACCATTCTTCAAACGAATGGAAAGACGATATACACCGTTTGGAAGATCGTCAGGTACAGGCCCTATCTTCACAGCGCCCTGATTTTCCGTGTCCTCTTCCACCCTGACGGCTGCGCCCGTACAGTTTCCGCATAGCCACGCCGTCGAAAGCGGGGGACAGTCCGACTTGCCAAGAACTATGTATGGATCATCCTTCGTCACTGTTATCATAAAGGCTCCGACGCAATCTTTCTTCTTTCACTCGGGTACAGACATCAAGCACAACGGCAAACAAAACGATACCAAGCAATACAAAAGCGGCAACGGTAAAAACCGTTCCGGTCATCAGGGCCAGCACCACGGCGATCGCCAACACCAAGACCCTTGTACCGGCGCAGCATTGGCAATATGGTGCGAACAGTTCCAGAAATTGCTGAACACCGTTCAGTGCGTCGATATGATCGCAGTGACACGGATTGATTTTATGATACCACGCGGCATCAGGGTCAGGCGTATAAAACTCTTCTTCCGGCGTCATTTTCTGTTTCTGCCTTTCGTGAACCCGACAGGCATCAGTCCCAAAATAACCGGCGGTCTGGAAAGAACGCCTTGCTCGATCGCATTTACCGCAAGGTCTCTCGGCGAAAACCACCGTCTCGCCTCGACGATCCCGTCTCCCGTCACGTTTGGGCCTGTAGCCCTAAACGTCATTCGCGCTCCTTCTCCGGACATCGGCGTGAAAGTCGTATCTGTTTCGGCGTCATACACCTTTTCGAACATTCCCGGCCTGACATGCCCCCTTGCGTCCATAATACCCATTCAATTCCTCCTGTGTCGGCATTCTGTATTTGTCCGGCTCCCTCCATATGGCAGACAACGTGTGGTGCCTTGGATAAGACGATGGACAACTGCATAATATAATAAACACCTCGTTATCCGGCTTGTATACCGCCGGCATTCCCCTGACAAGTATTCTCGCCTGATCCGGTGTCATTTTTCCGCCGGGGGTTCTTCCACGTCCGGAATGTCGGACAACGACGAAAAGTCCTGTATGACCACTTTAAGCGGCCCGCCGTCCGGATTCACCAGCGCCTTTTTCTCGATGAACATCGGATCGTGCGCCTTTGCAAGCGCCAGCAGCAACGAGTCGCTGTACTGCTTCTCGACGCCTACCACTTCGCCCTTGTAGTACACGCTCTTGTCCACGCCATTCACGCCACGACGTATGACTTCCGCCCGGATCTCTTCCACGATATTGGCCCGGACATCCTGCTCCATCTCGCGAAACTCGTCACTTATCTCGCGTTCCTTCCTTATTTCCGCGAACGGGATCCCGGCCATCGTCGCCGCCTTGCGCTCCAGCCCTTTCGTCTCCCTTAACGCGTTGAGATACCGTCCTATAGCTTCTCCGTTCATTCAATCCTCCTCTGCATGAACCTAGCTTGACCTCCTCCCCTCGCTAAAGCAAGGGGATTCCTACTGCGTCTAACGATACTACCTGTTAGCTCACTTCGGTGGGTTCGTGCTGCTGACTGTCTTACTGCACAGTTCACTTCACACGCGCTACGGGCAAGTCCTGCCCTGAACAATGTACCGTCATTGGGAAAGCCTGAGCATATCCCTGTTGATACACTTGCTCATTCTAACACAAAACTACTTTGCAGTTCGTGCCTTATATCCTCGCCGTAAACGAGGAGGTTTTACGGCACGGTCTGATAAAAAAGCCCACACATATTTCTATGTGCGGGCTTCCAAAGGATCACGAAACTACTTGAGTACGAGAATCAGGTCTTCTGGTATGGACCAGTCTTTATTCTACACCATTCTTTTCCGTCTTTGCAAGAAAGTCTTGACACTCCCCACGGATAAATCCGGGGGATTCTCGGTTCACTGACCGTTGCCCGCAAGCGGGTCTTGCACAGTCTCCCCGAGCGTTAGGTTCGGGCGTGTCCCGCCCTACCATGTAATATCTTTCCGTCACCGCATACTCCACATGTCTCTTGACCTCCTCCCCTCGCTAAAGCCGAAAGCTTTTATTTATCGTCATTGCAAAGCAATTCGACATTAGGCCGGTTTACAACAGCCCTTGGACTATCAGCTGATAGCCCAATCCCTGCAGGTTCCGACTTGCATTCAAGTCGCTGTGCGCACGGAGACCACAGTGCGGACAAACAAAACGATGCTTCGTCCGTTTGCCCAATTGCGAACACGCCGAACACGTCTGTGAGGTATACCGAGGATCCACATACATTACGTTAATCCCTCGCCTTTGCGCCTTGTACTCAATCAGTTGCTGAAGCTCGCGGAAAGACCAACGGTGCAGTCGGCTTCTGACTCTTTTACCTGCTCTCACACGGTCTCTGATATGCGTCAGATCTTCCAGGACGATCACTTTCGCTTTCTGTTTAGCCGCTTGCTCAACAATTGATTTACTCACCACGTGATTGACGTGGGTGACATGCCGTCTTTCTTTGCCCGAAGCTTTTCGCAAGTGCTGTCTGGCACTTTGCGAGCCATTGCTTTGTAAACGCGCACGCAACCCCAAGTATTTATCTCGCTTATGTTTTAATTCGCCCGCTTTCCAAACCTTTCCGCTGGAAACCGCAGCGATATTGTTTTCGCCTACATCAACACCGATCACTTCCTCTTTCTTTAATTTCGCGGTTAAGGCACTCAGTGTCGAGTCATATTCCAGACTGATATGCAGGAACCAAAATCCTCCCTTTTTATTCTTTCGATAGACAAGATTGCTTTCTTTTCGTTTACCGCAGTCAAGCAATCGTTTTTGAAAATCTCCCGGACACAATCTGACTTTTACCCGACCTTCAACTGTGAAAACAGTTGCTTCAGTCATATCCGATTGATAACGGATTGTGTTTTTGTCCAAATGGATAGAGGGATTTTTAAAAACAATTTCTTTTAGAGATTCTTCTTTATTTTTTCGGGAATGGTTCGTCAACTCTGTTTTATAGGCGGAAGACACTGACCGAATGGCATTACAGGCTAACTGCGATCCCAGTACCGGCAAGGCCAATCTCAAATCGTAGTACGCGGCATGGTGCAGGTTATAACGTTGCCAATTACGCTCACTGGAATCGCGGCAAACGTACTTAACCAAAAAATTGCAAGCGTCACGGTACAGAAGCCGAGTCTTGTGCAGCTTCTGAGCGACATCCTCATCCATTTGCAGTTTGATGCAAACGGTCGTCGTTAATTTGGAGGGAGCGGAAAGCCTACCTGCGCCCTTTGATATGTTCAGTTCTTTCAATGTACTTCTGAATGGTTTCGGAACTGACGTTGCCGGCAGTGCCCACGTAATAAGACGGAGACCAAAGGTGGCCTCCCCACAACTGTTTTTTCAACTCAGGGAATTTAACAAATAATTTTCTGGCGGTGCTGCCTTTCAAAATTTTGATTGCATCAGCCACTGAAGTAGCAGGCGGTATGCTGACAAAAAGGTGAATGTGATCAGGCTGAACTTCAAGCGAGAGAATCGGCCATTGACGTTCCTGACAGATTGTCTCAATTAACCGTTTGGTTTCTGCGGCGATTGAACCGACCAAAATTGATTTCCGATACTTTGGGCACCAAACCGCATGGTAAGCAGTTTGGTAGACACAATTTCGATCAAATATAATTTCAAGCATAATTTTACATAATCAAATGATTGATTCATTATACAAAAAAATCGCCCCGGTGGGGCGAGTGCCAATTCCTCTCGCGATTGAAATCGCAAGTTTCCTTGGCACGATACTATGAACTCTATGGAAGCCAGTGTGTCTTTCGACAACTGGCCGACGATGTCATTTATCCGCTGCACGGTCAAATCTTTCCGTCCTCGTCCATCGCCGCCCCAAGCGCCGCGTATCCTGCCAGATCGACCCACGAATCCCGCTTGCCCTTCGTCGTCAGTCGCGAGATCTTCAGCAGCGACATCATGGCCGCCACGTCCCGTGGCTCCACCGGTGTGCCGAGATACGCTCCCCACATGACCGCTATGCGGGAAAACGACGCGTACGACGACCCGTAGTCCTCGCTCCTGTCTCCCGTCACGACCGCCTTGGCTTCATCCAGCAGTCTGGCCGCGCCGTCCTCCTTCGACGCCGTCACCGCCTTTCTGCCTATCTCCGTCGCCACCCGTTCCTCATATGTCATCATGCTTCTTCTCCCTTTCGTTTTCCTGTTTTATCAGCGTCGTCACCACGATGTCGTCCGCCTCCGCCACCGACAGCAGCCTCAATGCCGCCCTCATCCGCTCCACTCCCGCCTTCGCCGCGTCAAGCTCCCGCTGCGTCACAGGTGAAAGATAGTGAATGCGGTTTATCAACTGCCTTACCGGCTCGAGCCCGATATTTATGCCCTTGCGCTTCTCGATGATCCCGAACACGTCAAGGAACCCTCTTGCCGCCGGAATCAGCCTGTACGTCTCTCCATACATCATGTCGGAAAACACCGCCTCGCCTTTTTCGGAAACGGACAGCGTCCCCCGTGTATCAAGCTCGCTGATCATGTCGTCTATCGGCGCCATGATATATGACACCAGTACGGGGTTCGACGAGAGCTTCGGCGAGAAGCGCTTCGGTACGTACTTCCTGTTCCGCCTTTTACCGCCCGCCACGTCATGCCCTCCCTTCCCCGGGCTCCGCGACCGTCGGCTTGTGGCAGGGCCAGAATACCTCCCACAGTTTATTGTCCATTTTTATCACCGGGATCTTTTTGTCTCCGAACAGCCCGTACAGGCGTTTCGTCCTCGTGAATTTGCCGTCCCGCTTCATCCGCGCCCAATGTCCCGCCTTGACATCCTCGATGAACGAAACATGACCGTCCGGCTCGAACACCACATCGAGCAGCGCTTTCGGATACTCCCTCTGCGGACTTCTTATTTCACGAAGCCCCGCTTTTTGCAAACGTATCTCGCTGTCGAACGTCTCCCTGTTCTTCGTGAACAGCACAAGCTCTGCCAGCATGACGCGCTCCCGCTCCCACGCAATGACACTGTAGTCCCGCTGGTCTCTCAAAAACACCGCCTTTCTCATACCCTGTTCTTTCTTCTCAATGCCCGTCGTACATCCTTTCCGGATACCGTCTCTCCATATCGACGACAAACACATACTGAAACGCCGCTATCGTTCTGTCCAGCGTCTTCAACACGGCATCCGCCGTCGCCTTCTCCACCGTTCTCCACCTGTCCCCGTCCACCACCTTGTCCGCCAGCCCGAGCTTTTCCGCCGCCTTTTCCTCCTTCATGGCATCACAGAACCTCATCGCCCTTACATCGGTCACGACATACTCCATACCGCGGGACTGTACCGTCGCGTTCACCCGTACCGGAAAATGCACGCACAACGTACTTCCGTGGATATCGGAAAAGAATCTGACCGGATTGCCCCGCTCGTTACCGATTATGAAATCGTCTGAAACAACAATCGGAAACGGCACGACAAGCCGCGTCGCCGACAACGGTTTGTCCCTCATCAGCCTTTCGAAAAACTCCTTTTGTCGCAGCCTCATGACACGTCCTCTGTCGAGTACAAATTACCGCCCGCATGAACCAGCGTCTTTTGTCCTGTCACAAGCAGAAACAGGGTCCACGTCGAATAGGATATTTCCGTCAGCCCATACTCGTACCGCCACCATGTATTTCTCGTTATCTTCAGCAAGTCCGCCACCTTCTGTAGCGTAAGTTTCAGTTTTTTCCGTGTCGCCCGTATTTCCGCCGGTGTCGGGGGAACCCATTTTTCCTTCATTTACCACCTCCTTTTTTTTTTCAAATTGTACTACAAATTGTAGATGTCAGCAACCGGTAACCCGGAGACTCTTTCGTATGTAATGGGGTAGAGGGTCATATACGTTATGACAAGTTGGTGCTATACGTACTTGTCATATTGCAGGTTATAAAACATGAAGTGTATGGTGACAAGTTACAGCTCGTAAAACATGAAGTGTATGCGCATTCATAAAACATGAAGTGTATGGTGACAAGTTGGTGCCTTTATGGGCTGCAACTCGCAACCGGGAACTGGCTGTTTGTAGGGAGCAGGGCGCTATGCCTGCCAGCAAAGGAGTCACACCATATAGGGTATAGGGGTGGGGAAACCGGGTACAGGGGATATATTTCAAGTTAGTAAGCACCCACTACCATCTCCTCGCGCGCGTACGTGTGTGCGCGTTATATTTGCTACGCTGCCATGTGTAAAAAAAAAATAAAAATGTGTAAAAAGCACTTGACAATCTATCGCACATGCTACACAATGTAGCCATAAACCGATCACACAACTACATCAAGGAGAGCGAGCCATGTATTACATTGCCATTAACAACAAGTTGACGCCTGTTACCGCCAAGACATTGCGTGGCGCCAAGATACAGGCAACCCGACGTGGTGCGGACGTCGTATATGAGACGCGCGAGAGCGACCGCAAGGACAGGTATACCGGAGAGGCCGTTAATGCACTGATTAGCGTAGCCAAAAAAGGATTGCACTGGACAACAAACAGTATGGGATATACATCCCGCATAAGTCCTGACAAGTGGATTGACACAGAAGAATTTGTCGAATACATGCCGGCAAATATATTACCGGTATAAGGAGAGATATCATGTATTACATCAGAACAGGTGATAGCTACAGGCAGCTTACAGCCAAAACGTTGCGTGGTGCCAAGAGACAGGCTACACAGGCAGGGTGCAACAAGGTCTATGAGGTGTGTAACAGCAAGCTTATAGACAGTCGCACGGGGAAAGTAATCAACATGCTGTTATGCGTGTCAAGAAAAGGCGGCATGTATACGTACCGAAACGGTGGTTTTATTGATATGGCTCCGCACATATGGTGCGACGGCACGGATTTTTTAACCTTTTTGCCGGCGGGAAGCCAACGCCCATAACGATTATAAATAAATGTTATGTATTATATTGACACTAAAACATCACTGACTGGACGATACACTCCGATAAAGGCCGGCAGCCGGCGTCAGGCAAAACAGATTGCAGACAGCGTAAACAGCGCAACGGTGTACGAGACGCGCATATCGGATTGCCAACTGAAAAACCGCCTGTATTGTGTGGCGTATAAAAAATACGGGGAGTGGACAGACTGTGACAACTATATACAACTTGTGCCATCGCGCGCATTGCCAGCTTGATAAACCGGCCAAATGGCCGGTTTTATTTTGGCAAAATGAAATAAAAAAAGTGCAAAAAAAAACTTGACAATGCCTTATACATGCTACACAATGTAGCTGTTGATTAACCAAAAGGAGAAACGAAATGAACTTATCGAGCATTAAAGAGCTGCGCATAATAAAAACAGATACGCAATTCGAACGGACGAATTACCGTGTTCTTGCCAGTTATACAGACATCGGTGTGTACTCTAACGGTTATGTCGGCAATATAACGACGGCCAGCGAGCACTCCATAAATGACGCTCTGAAACACTTCAACGAGCTGTCTGACATTCTGGTAAAGGACATATGCTATGTTTCGATCAGACGGAAAGAAGGCGACCGGTATCAAGTATTTTATCGCTACGACACCGGGGAACACGCGAAAACCCAGTTCGTTCACGTAAATTACCGCGGTGACTTGCTGTCCAAGCTGTCGGAGTCGATTTTTACCCGACATTCATAGGATATATCAACGATATTGACATTCAGGAGCTTGTAAATTCCATTGACATGTCATCCGACGACAGACGCGAAGACATAGAAAGCCTGCTTGAAAACCTGACAGACGGTGGCGACGTGCAATATCAGGGTGAATGGTATCCGGACCGTCTGATTGCCGAAAACAACTTTACGGATTACATAAAAGAACTGGTCAGTGAATGCTATAACCTTGATGACGTACCGAACTTTGTAGAAATAAACTGGGAAGCTACGGCCTGCAATTGCAAGATTGATTACTCCGCCATACTCATAAACGGCACAACGTATTATTACAGGTGACAGCATGAAAACCATAACACTGTACGAGTTCAATGAGCTATCCAAGGAAGCGCAAGATACCGCCATCAGAAACTATTATCCTCATTATGACATGGATTTCGTGATCAAGGAGGAAACGGAAACGCTTGAAGAGCTTGGGTTTACGGATGTCAGCCTGTGTTACCGCATCAGTTTCTCGCAAGGCGACCACGTAAAGACGAACGGTGACATATCGTTCGCAGACGCTGTAAAACTGACAGGATATAAACTGTCAGTTTTAAAAACAAAAATCATAGATGACTGGGTGGAACTGGAAATAACAGGCTCCCGCGTCAATGTCAGCTGGTATTACGACCGTGATCTCAACTATGTAGACGCGACAGTTGCCGCAGTCGTCAGGGAGCTTGAAGACTGGATAGAAAGAAACGACAAGGCAATTTACCGCCGGCTTTCGGATGAGCTGATGGAGCAGTTGTCGGATGAATCCAAGCGTGCCGATCTGGAAGCGTTTCCAGACACGTGGTATTTCGAAAACGGTATCAGGGCGCTTATATAACCAAAAGTAATATGCCCTAGAACGCGTTTAAAGGCCCTTCAGAGCGTTTTCAGGACTTCAGGCTAGGGTAGTACCCACCCAACCGTAAAAACGCAATACAGGCCGTTCTGACGCGTTCTAGGGCATTCCAGCCAAAGGAGAACGATCATGCATTACACAGAACTCAACAGGGAAGCACAACTTCGCGCATTGTCAGACGCCTGTTCCACTTTAGCCAATGACAAGGACAAATACACGCCGGTAATAGACAAGTTCGTCAAATCGGATCCTGACATTCACAACGCGGTATGCTCCGGCACCGTTACCGTGGGCTTATACCTTGTCAATGACGAAATACCCTTTTCCGTCTGGACGTGCAAGGATGCAAACCGCGATTTGCTGAAACGCATTTCCGTCTTGTCGAACAGACTGGATGAAGCCCTGAAAGATGAATTTCTGTATTGGTCAACCCTTGCCTGCGCATATCCCCAAGATGACATGCTCATGGGCCTTGTGATGAATACGGATTACAACGAGGACGGCACTATCGAACAATGCCAAATCCCCCTAGAACGCGTTTAAAGGCCCTTCAGAGCGTTTTCAGGACTTCAGGCTAGGGTAGTACCCACCCAACCGTAAAAACGCAATACAGGCCGTTCTGACGCGTTCTAGGGCATTTACAAGGAGCAAGGACATGATGATCAAGATATCGTTTCGAAATTTCAATTTCTATATTTCCAAGGATGAGGTGGCAACTTTCGTTTCGGACGCAGACCCGGGCGACAGGACAGCAGGCTACCGCGTGTCTTTCTGCTGGCCCATCAGAACGCCGGCTGGCAAGATGACAGTTACCCTTTTCGAACGACTGGCAGACTAGAGAAAGCTGCCGGCAGCAAACAGCGCGTCAGGGAAAAGCCTGACGCGCTTTTCTTTTTTCAAACGATACCGACTTGCAGCGCTTTGTGCCGTCCATTTTCCAAGTTGTCAGGTGCGACTAGCAAAAGTTTCCCGTAAGCAATATTGCCTGTAGGAAATACACAAGTTTTTTTTGTAAACGCTTTATCGACGGCGCAATTTTTACCTTTGTAATAACGGGCGGAAAGTACTTGGAAAATTTTTTATTACTGTATAAATTTACAGTATAATTTTTTGTTTCCTGCTCAATTTCATTAATTCCAAAAAAAAAAAAATCAGAAATGTACGAAATTTAATGGAATTTACTACAGTATTTAACACACAATGAAATTTTAGATATCCAACCAATAACGCGTAAATAAAAATTGGCTACCTAAATTTTCATCAGATGAAAAAAAATATTTCAACTCAAAAGGCGCCTCACGAATGTTTATAAAATTGTCATATATTTTTATTCCACATATATCTAGGTTAAAGTAAAATAATCGAGGAACTTGAAAAAAATCAGCAAAAATATATTGTCATGCAAATTTATTCGTGCTAGAATGCCACTGTCTGTAACATTTTATGAAAGGATCCGATATGAAAAGGCGGCGGAAAAATGTCCAGTCGGACTACGACGGTAGCTTGTACGGAAGCACGCATTTGCCGAAGATGCTGTATGCCATGACGTGGAAAATAGATTATGACAGGCTGTCTCCTGTCATAGTGAAAAGCAGGTTGAATGAAGGGGATATCATGTCAAATCTGATGCATGTGTCCTGTCTTTTCTGTCCTGCGCTTGTAATAAACGGATGGCCGGTTGCCTATATAGAAGGGGCGGAAAATCCGTCCATTCACCCTCTCCTGAATGGACGGGAGCTTGTACCTTATCCTGGCATACCGGAAGAATACAAGGTGTGTATGGAAGTCGTGGCAAAGGCGTATGGCCTGACTGTTAGCGACGGGACGGCAGAATATCCTGTTCTGTCGGACAGGCCGGACACGTGGCTCATGTCCCGTATAGAGGGGACACGGCAGACCGGTATGCAGCCACAGGCGAAAGAGCTTGTTGAATCCATATGCGAGATTGTGTACAGAACGGAATATGGCTGCAATGCGAACAGACAGATCAAGCAGAGAGTGGCGACGGTAGAATGGGCCAACCGTATGTATTTCTATCTGATGCGATATATGAAGAAAGAAGGGTATGCCGGCATTCTGGGAACGTTCGTGGAATGGATGAATGAATTTGCATTGCACGTGACGGCGGAAGAAGCGGTGGGAGTGACATCTTACTGGAGAGGCGCGAAACCGTACGAAAACAAGGCACCGTCCGTGTCGAGATATGATGCATGGCCTTTACCGTATCAGGCAAGACTTGATCTTTATATGCGACTTGTGCCACAGGGCGGCAAACCGTTTCCGCCACCGGCTACTGAAGTGGCATGGCACGAGGCGCATGAGAGACAGACGGCGGAAAAGAGAAGGGCGGAAGCGAGAGAGCGGTATGCAAGAAGCAGAAAGGCGGCCAGAAAGGCGAAACCGGCAGCGTACGGTGACACACTGGATGACATACTGGAGGGCATGACGGTAACACGCCCAAGAAACAAGGGCTTGATAGCGTTGAAGAACGGACAGCGCATACTGACTTGCTGGCCTTCACCGTACCGGGAGCAACTTGTCGATATGCTGATGCCGGTCATACAGCAGTTTATAGACGAAAAGAAAGAGGAACTGGTGAAGATGCTGTGAAATGAGTGGTCATGCATGGCTCCGTAATGTAACATGTGAAGTCACGACATGTATCGAATGAATGGGTACGATGGATAAAGACAACATTACCGCAACGGGATCCGTACAGGGCGCGTCCCAGACACCGGCGGAAAAAGGGACGACGGAACACAGGCTGTGGGGAGCGAGACAGGAAGAATGGGCTGCATTTTCAAAACTGGCGCTGCCTGACATCAGGCCGATCGTTTCCAATCCGAACATTCCGACACTGGCGTCAATCAAGGCGGGAAAGCCCACACGAGGAGGAAAGACGTGGCTCAAGGTGCCGTCACGGAAGTACACGTATTCCGACATCGTGTCCGTATCCGGCTTCAAGGGCTGGCCGTCGTACAGGACGACGGAAGATGACATCAGGCAATGGTCGATTGATGCAGACCTTGGCTTCGGGCTGGTAGGCAATCTTGTGAAGGCCATTGACATAGACATTGACGATCCTGTGCTGGCCCAGTCGGTTGACGACTGGCTGTGCCGGTATATGGACGCCGATCTTCCGTACAGGTCAAGGACGAACTCGCCAAGAAAGATGCTCGTTTACCGGCTGAAAGACCCGGAAAAAGGCAGAAGCAAGATCGTGGTGCCTATGCCGGAAGGGATGAAAGGGCAGGTCGAGTTTCTGTTTGACAAGAGTTTTTTTGTAGCGTGCGGACGCCACCATACCGGGGCGTTGCAGACGTGGACGGATCTTCCTGAACGCTATGAGGACTTGCCTGTACTGGACAACGCCCGGATAGAGGACATGATAAACGCCTTCATAGCGGAGTTTTCACCGGCGTCGTCTCCTGTTTCGTCCTCACTGTCTTCGTCAGTGGCGGTAACGGACAGACAGGCATCACAGGTTGACGTGGAAGACGACCTGTACAGGTTCGTTCTGGATTCTCCGTGGTTCAATGGCATCGGGCCATCGGGAGAAGTGTATGTCCTGTGCCCGTGGCGGGAGAGCCACACGGCAAAGGACGGCAAGGCGGATGAGACGGTGTTTTTCCCGAAAGGGCTTGGTGGACGGGAGCATCCCGGCTTCAAGTGTATGCACACATCGCACGGCCCGAAGAACATAGCGGACTTTACGGCGGCGATAGGCTACGTGCCGGAGGACTTTCCCGTAGCAAGGATAACCGACCCGAGACCTTCACTTCACCTTTTCGAGAGAAACAAGCTCGGCATTGCCAAGGCGTCCCTGATAAACATCATCAATGCGCTGCGCTGGCTGAACGGCCACGAGTTCTCGCTGCGGTACGATACGTTCGAGGATGCTATGTGGGTAAGGACGGACGCGAGACCGTGGGAGAGAGTCAACGACAGGCACTATGCGGACGCGGCCATGAAGCTATATACGCTGTGTCAGCTTGACGATCCCAACATAAACAAGTTGAGACAGGCGTTTGACGTGGTATCGGCAGAGAACAGCATAGACACGGGACGGATGTGGCTGGAAGGCACGACATGGGACGGTGTGGACAGAACGGACGCCCTGATGAGGGCCATGTCGGTGGACGATACACCTTATTCGAAGGCATGCATAACCTATTTCATGACCGCAATGGCGGCAAGGCTCGCCAACGACACGGGAACGGGCGTGCAGGCTGACATGTCGCTCGTGCTGGCGTCCCGGCAGGGAGACAACAAGTCCACTTTCCTGAAAGCGCTGTCACCCAGACCGGAGTGGTACACGACGGTGGATATGGCGTCACGGGACGCCGATACGGCGCGACTGATAAGGGGCAAGGCCATCGTGGAACTGGCGGAGCTGCGCGGCATGATGGGCCGGGAAGCGGAGGCGATACGGGCATGGATGACGGCGACATATGACGAGTATGTCAAGAAGTACAAGGAAGAAACGACGCGGAACCCGAGACGGTGTATTTTCGTCGGCACGACGAATCACAGACGGTTTCTGGTGGACCCGACAGGGAACAGGCGATGGTTGCCGCTTCCCGTGGCGTCCTTCTCTTCATCCGGGCGGCATCTCGATGTCGAATGGGTGGAGAACAACAAGGCCCAGATATGGGCGCAAGGGTACGCCCTGTACAAAAACGGCGGTATTCGGTGGCGTCAGGCACAGACGCTTGCGCAAAACGAGCATGACAAGTACCGGCAGCATTCAACCAACGAGCTGATGGTACTGAAATGGCTGACGGAGACGAATTGTACGAGGTTCAGGACGCTGGACGTTCTGCAAGCCTGCAATATACGGGTGAAGTATCCGCAAGAAATCGAGGCGTATCTTGTATCACTGGGCTGGCGGGAAGAAAACGGCCTGTGGACGATATCGCTATATTGACTGTCAATCAACAAGGAGAACGAAATGGAAGTGAAAATATCGGTGGCATTGAACGACAACGATGAACAGGAAAGGGACATGATCCTTGCCCTGTGCGATCTTGTCAGCAGAAAGGTTAACGGACAACCGGCCATGAACGGGACGACGGCAGCCATCAGGACAGGAAGAACGAAAGCCCGGTCATACTCTCAACCGGAGCCGAAACAGGCTGCCGCACAGCCCCATGCGGAAGAAAAACCGGAGCCACAGACACGGGCACAGGCACCCTCTGATGACACGGCGACCATGACAACGGAACAGTCCCATGCGGAAGAAAGACAGGAGCCACAAACACAGGCACCCTCTGATGACACTACGGTGCAGGATGACGAGCTGGACTATACAAGGGACATCCGGCCACTGGTCATCAAGCTGGTTCACGTGACAAGTCAGGAGTTCGTGATGAACTTTCTGAAAACCAAGTTCGGTATCTCATCTGCCATACAGCTTAAAAAGGATGAATACCGCGCAGCGAAGTTGATGCTGGAAGAAGCGATAAACATGAACACTACAGGAGAATGAGATGAAAAAAGGAATGGTATTGAACATGGACGGTGACTGGCTGTGCGTCATCAATGTCGGAACGTATAACACGCACTGCATCATGGAGGATGGGAGTTCGTGCCACTATCTGAACGAGGTTCTGGAAAAAATACCGGTACAGGGCTGGATAACGACGGGAGAAGGCGTATCGGAACGGCTCCGTGGTTTTGTGAAACGGTACAAGGAAAGCGGTTTTGACCGACACATGGCGGGAAAGCAGGAAGTTGTCATTGCAGTGGAGAGGGAGTGGCTGGTTGCGAGAAGAGGGCGGAAAACGACGGGGATGACGAAGCTCTCCGATATCGCAAGCGTCCAGTACTTCCAGAAAGCGGACAAGACATGCTTCAAGTCGTCCTCCGGAGAGCCATTGCTGTTCGTGGACGGTGATGTCGTCAAGGCATACCATAAAATCGTTATGGGCGGATGACCATGAGCCATTCATTGTTTTCGCCAAGTGCAGCCTACCGGTGGACACAGTGTCCCGGCTCCGTGGCACTGGCAAGGGACGTGCCGTCAACGTCCGGTGAGGCGTCCAGAGAAGGCACCATGCTGCACAAGGTCATGGAGAAACATCTGGAGAAAGCCAGACCGCTTGAGACGTTCGATCTGACGGACGAGCAGTGCGCGGCGTGCAGGGCGTGTGCCGGCCATGTCAAAAGCCTGCCGAGACAGGACACGTTCTACGAGCTCAAGGTGTGCTTCGGCCCGGCGGTAGGCCAGCCGGACGCCGAGTGCACCGGCACATCGGACGTGATACAGGTGGACGGCACGACGGTAAGGGTGATTGATTACAAGTTCGGGCGGCGGTATGTTGACCCGACGGACAACCCTCAAGGCATATTGTACATGCTCGGAGCGAGGGAGACGCTCGCCATAGCCGGGTACCGGTTCGACAGCTACGAGTTCGAGATCCTGCAACCACGGGTGGGAGACGACGTGTCCAACGGCGTCTTTACCCTGACGTCGCAGGAGCTGGACGATTGGGCCGGGAAGCTGAAAAAGGACTGCGAGCGGGTGAAGATGGCCCTTGAAACGTATGGCGGAATGCCCGAGACGACATGGAGAGAGCTGTTTCTCCGTCCGTCCGAGAGCGCCTGTATGTTCTGCCCGGCCGCTGCCACCTGCCCGGAGCTGATAGCTATCGCGACACGTGAGGCGGAAGACTTCTGTGCGGACGAGTTCCCGCTGGAGGAAAAGGTGAAAGCGACGGAGCCGGACGATCTGGCCTGCCGTCTGGCCCGGCTGCCGGTACTGAAAGAATATATCAGGGCGGTGGAGGAAGAAGCCATGCGTCGCCTTGTATCAGGCGTGGACGTGCCGGGCTACATGCTGGTCAAGGGGCGGGAAGGCAACCGGGAGTGGAAGGACAAGGAGGAAGCGTTGTCTGCACTGGCCCACCTGAAACTCGACAGGGCGGACTGCATGACGCAACCCGATCTTATGTCCCCGGCACAGATACAGAACAGACTGGTCGCGATGGGTATGACGAAAAGGAACGCCCGACAGATCATAGACGACCTGACACAGCGCCCGCCAGCCAAACCGACAGTCGTATCGACGGAAAAGGGCGGCGTCCCGTGGGAGCCGGAAAAAGGGGTCATAAACGACTTTAATGGTCTGTAAAATCATTGACAAAGTCATTGATAAGTAACAAAATGTAGCATATATCGGCATCGGATTTCAGATGTGATTTAAAAGGAGATTGATATGGTAGCGAAAAGAAGAAGCACAGAAGGGTCTGTGCTGATTACGGGCAGGCTTGCATTTCCGGCCTTGGCCCAACAGGAAAAGTACAGCAAGGACAGCAACAGCAAGCCGAGATATGCCGTCAACCTGCTTGTTCCGAAAGACGGAGAGGAGCACAAGCTGGTAAAGGAAGTGGCTTATGACCTGCTGAAAAGCAAGCTGTCCAATTCCGTAAAGACGCCGGAGCGTCTCGAGGCGGTGATCCGCGGCATCTTTTCGGATCCCAAAGGGTGTTGCGTACGTGACGGGGATATGAAGGCGTACGACGGCTATGAAGGCAATATAGTCATCTCGGCATACAACACGTCCCCGTCCCCGCGTCCGACATGTCTGGACAAGATGAGGCAGGTCATTACCGATCCGGAGGAAATCGCCCAGACGTTTTATTCCGGGTGTTATGTCCACGCCATAATCAATTTCTGGGTGCAGGACAACAAGAACGGAAAGGCGTTGAGAGCGTCTTGCGGTGGCGTCATGTTCTACAAGGATGGCGATCGGTTCTCGGGCGCTGCGATAGCCAAGGCGGAAGATTTCGGAGAGATCGAGGTCGAAGACGGGGATCCGTTCGGAAAGGACGACAATCCGCTTTTTTAGAAACAAGGGGCGTTTTGCCCCTTGTAAGGAAAGGACGCGATGACGGTAAGAGTATTGGTGTTCAAGCGTAATGAGCTGAACGAATTGGGAAAGATAAAAAGCGGTGTCTATACGTGCACAAGGCCGATCAGAAATCCTAATGTGAGATCGGAGTGGGAATATCTCGGATGTGAAGATGATCGCTTTCTTTTCAAAACCATCCGGTTCCCGTGGCGGCCAAACGTCATACGGTTTCCATACAAGAAAGTTTTTTTCAACTGGACATTGGGTGCGAAAGTGAACATTGCATCGGTCAGTGTCATCAGGGATGAAAAAGAGAAGTTTTACAGGTGGAAGATGGAACTGGAAATCGAGGTCATGGAACCGGAGTTCGAATTTTAAAACAGACAGGAGAGTGAATGAAACTGGAACCGGGAGACATTTTGAAGTGTAAAAACGTTTACTTTGTTTTTACCGGACATGACCTGAATGCCTTTCAGTTTTATGGTATGGGCGGAAAGCGGTTCAGGGTGATCGAAAAAAAGGAGCTTGAGGGTTTCGAACTGGCAGGGCACATACTGCCCGGAAAAGGGATACTGAAAAGGTTTGACGAGTTTATAAAAGGACAGTGAAATGAAGTGTCATAACATTTTTACTTTGGACGAGAACAGGGACGAGCCGACTTTTACAAACGACAAGGGGAAACTTTTTACTTGATATTTTGAAAAAGGAAAGAGGCAGAAAGAAATTCTTTATATACAAGGCGTTTTTGAACGACGGAACGAAAAAGGTTTTATCGTGATACCAATGCAAGCATAAATATCTTAAATAAAGGCTTAGAAGTAGCCTAAACGTAACGAAACTGTAGGCTAGGGCATAGCCGAACAGTATAATCTACGCTTGTGGAGACTATGTAAAACTAAAGTCCTTGCGACAATGTAACGGTCTTAGAAACAAGAATCCCATTGCTTTAGCTGTGGGAGTGTCAAATGAAAAGGATGAATAATGAGTGAAATAGAAAAAGCATTGGCGGTAAAGGAAAAAAAGTCAGGCCATTGGCGAGTTTCTGGAATGGGCGCAATCAGAAGGATATTTTCTTGCAAGCTGGCAGCATTTCGGGAACCCGGAGCCTGAAGGCTATGACAGGCTTGTGACAAGCAGAAAGACAATACATCAATGGCTTGCAGAATTTTTTGAAATAGATCAGGACAAGATCGAAAAAGAACGTCAAGCATTACTGGATGAAATAAGGGCAGGTAATCATTGAATAAACATATAAAGTGAAAAGATGAAAAAGTATGAATTATTGAAAGATGACACGGTTACGCTTCCGTCTGGAAAGGTGTTATACAGAATCAGATCGCTTGTTGAACTGGATCCGTTTTTATTGCCGGGAGATCTTGGCGGATATATCGAGAGCACAAAAAACCTTGATCAGAATGGCGTAGCATGGGTGCATGATAACGCTCGGGTATATGACAACGCCATAGTAAGGGGTAATGCACATATATTTGAAAATGCCGAGGTGTACGGTAATGCCAAGGTATATGGTAATGCTCTGGTGCGTGGTAATGCCAAGGTATATGGAAATGCTTGGATATGCGGCAGGGCTAATGTCTTCGATAATGCCAGAGTGTATGACAGGGCCGAGGTGTACGGCGATGCCTTTGTACGTGACGATGCTCAAATATATGGCTATGCCAATGTACGCGGCAATGCCAAGGTGACCGGAAATGCAGTCTTGTACGGAAACATCATTGTGGACGGTAATGTTTGTGTTGGCAATGATGCAATGGTGAAATCACGTAACGACATACAATGGTTTTCGAACGTTGGCTCCGAATGCGGGACGCTTACCGCTTACAGAACAGTAAAAGGGGTGTCCGTTACAAGAGGATGTTTTTCAGGAACGCTTGACGAGTTTAAAACCGCGGTGATCGAAAAGCACGGTACGAACATATATGGCAGACATTATCAGATGCTTATTGATGCAATAGAGCTGTGGTTTTTTGAGGAGGATTGTAAATGGCTTTGAAAAAGAAAGAAAACAATTCATTACCGTCGCCACCACCGAACAGCGATGTACATATCAATGATGAGATGGTGTGTGATGAAGTCAGGGTGAAAATCGACGTTTATCAAGAAGCTCCGTAAAACTACGCCCTTTAGGGCGGAGATATAAGGAGCGGACAGCGAAGCTGTCCTAAAGAGGCGTATTCTGTTGTTCGATATACTGTCGGATGATAGAGATAGGAGCGCCGCCGCAGCTACCGGCGAAGTAGGAAGGAGACCACAAGGAAGCCCCCCACAATTTTTTCTGAATGGAAGGGTAGCGTTTTTTGCGGATAAGTCTTGCAGAGACCCCTTTGAGACTATTGACCAGGCGAGAGATGGAGACTTTTGGCGGATAAGTCACAAGCAGATGAACATGATCATCTTCGCCGTCGAATTCGACGAGTTCAGCGTCGAAATCGGAGCAGACGTTAGAAAAAATGAGGTGCAAATCATCAAGGATAGTTTTGTTAAAGACATTTCGGCGGTATTTGGTAATGAAGACCAAATGGACATGAAGATTAAAAACGACATGTCTGCCGTGACGGATTTCAGTTTGCTTTTCCATAGGCCAAGTATAGAATGGGAAAAAAGTAATTGTCGTCATACCATGCAAATAAAGAAAGCCTTCCGGTACGAGCTGATGCCAAAAGGGGAACATATCCGCAAGATGAAACAGTTCTGCGGATGTGCCCGTTTCGTATTCAATCGTGCATTGGCGTATCAGAAAGCGCAGTATGAATCGGACAATACCGTCAAATTCAGCTATACCCGTTTGGCGAATCTGTTACCGGAATGGAAACGGGAATTCGAGTGGCTAAAGAACTGCCATAGCCAGATACTTCAACAGAGCCTGAAAGACCTTGAATCGGCGTACAGGAACTTTTTCGCCCAAAGAGCGGACTTTCCAAAATTCAAGCGCAAGGGCATCCGTGACAGTATCCGCTATCCGCAGGGGGTGAGGCTGGAAGAGCGAAACAGCCGGATATACCTGCCGAAGACAGGATGGATACGCTACCGTAAAAGCCGGGACATTACCGGCAAGATCAAGAATGTCACCGTCAGCCAGGAAGCTGGCAAATGGTACATATCGGTTCAAACAGAGCAGGAAATAACAAAGCCAATACCGACGGAACAAAGCGCAGTCGGCATCGACATGGGCATCATCCGCTTTGCCACCTTGAGTGATGGCACATACCATGAGCCATTGAACAGTTTCAGACGACATCAGGAAGCATTGCGCAAGGCACAGCAGGCGATGAGTCGAAAGGAGAAATTCAGCAGTAACTGGCAGAAAGCCAGGTTAAAAGTCCAGAAAATCCACAGTCGGATTGCCGACACCAGGAAAGACTACCTGCATAAAATCAGCACAGCCATCAGCAAAAGCCACGCCATGGTATGTATGGAAGACTTGCAAGTTAGGAACATGTCCGGTTCGGCATCAGGAACAAGGGAATCACCGGGAAGAAATGTCAGAGCCAAGTCAGGACTGAACAAATCCATCATCGATCAGGGATGGTACGAATTCAGGCGGCAATTGAAATACAAGCTGGCATGGAAAGGCGGTCTGTTTGTGCTCGTACCACCACAAAACACGAGCAGGACATGCCCGTGTTGTGGACATGTTTCAGCGGACAATCGCAAAACGCAAGCGAAATTTCGGTGTGAAACATGTGGATTTGAGGAAAATGCCGATGTAGTCGGAGCAATGAACATACTAAGGGCGGGACACGCCCGGCTAGCCTGTGAAGTGAGCGATGCAGCAAGGTCGCCAGCAGCAGGAACCCAACGAAGAGATCAGGGCACTTGTGCTCTGACTCCGTAGGAATCTCCCGCCTTTAGGCGGGGGAGGATGTCAAACGAAAAAGCTGATTGGAATGTTAGACATGTCATATTCAGCAACATGTCTGATTAAAAAAGAAAAACTGTATGAATAAAATTTATCTTGACACAGAAACAAGATCCGAGATCCCCATATCAAGGGGTGTATCGGCTTATGTAGAAGGCAAAATGTTTGCGGTATTGATGGTGCAGTACGCCATAAACGACGGGCCTGTACGCGTATGGGAGCCGATGGAAACCGGCATACCTGACGATCTTGTTTCTGCCATGCAAGATAAGCACATGTTCGTTATACATAACAGCGTTTTTGACAGGTTGGTCATAAACAAGTCCGGAGTATTAGGCAGGATCATTAGACCGGAAGATGTCATAGACACAATGGTACAGGCATATGCACACGGCTTCCCCGGAGGATTGGGAGATCTGTCTGTAATTCTTGGACTGCCACAGGACAAGGCGAAAGACAAACGGGGGAAGATGCTTATACAAACGTTCTGCGTCCCGAAAAGAGGAAAGGAACTGACCTTTACAGAAAAGCATGACAAGCCGGAAGAATGGGCGGAATTTGTAGAATATGGACTGAAGGACGTAGAGGCTTTGAGAGAAGTTCACAAAAAGCTTCCGTCGCATAATTATCCATCTCTGGAACATGACATTTGGGTGTATGACCAGAAAATAAACGACCGCGGCATCCCGGTTGACGTTGAGTTTGCGGAGGCTGCCGTAAAGGAAGCGGCGGAAGAAAGGGTGCGGCTGAACAACAAGACATCGGAGTTGACACGTGACGAGGTTTCCGCGGCTACACAACGTGACAAGCTGCTCAAATTCATTGCAGATGATTATGGCATCGTCCTGCCTGCCTTGAGAAGCAAGGACGTACAGGACATTGTAACAAGACCGGATGTAGTATTGAAGAAAAACGATGCTGTGACGAACAAGATAGAGCGCATACTGTCTGCCGATATACCGGCGGAACTTCGGGAGCTGTTGTCTTTACGTGTGCAGTCCAGCATGAACAGCGCAGCGAAGTACAAGAAAGTTCTGGATCAGCAGGTCGGTGGAAGAATGCGATACACCTTGCAGATGTACGGTGCGACAAGAACCGGACGCGATGCAGGCCGGGGTTTGCAACCGCAGAACTTGAGACGGGCGACCTTGTGGAAAGATGCAGACGACATCGAAGCGGCCATAGAACAGGACATAGAGGCCGTAAAGGCAGGAGCTATCTCTATGGTGACGAACAACACCATGCATGTATTGTCCGACCTTGTCAGGAGCGTTATATGCGCGACGCCGGGCCACAAGCTTGTGGTAGCCGACCTGTCCAACATAGAAGGGCGTGGTCTTGCCTATCTGGCGGGAGAGGAGTGGAAGCTGCAATACTTCCGTGACTATGATGCAGGCAAGATAAAATTCGATAATTACAAAATGGCTTATGCCAAGGCCATGAACATACGACCGGAAGATGTAACCAAGGATGGAAGGCAGATAGGCAAGGTTCAGGAATTGGGTCTTGGATATGAAGGCGGGGTCAAGGCGTTTCTGACTTTTGCCGCGGTGTACAGGCTGGATATAGCTGTCATGGCGGACGCGGTGTGGGCGTCAGGCGATTTGGCAAGACTTGAAGATTGCAAGCGTAAATATGATTGGGCCAAGGAGCATGGGTATCATGCCGGGCTGACGGCACATGAGTATTCAGCTTGCGAATATCTCAAGCAGTTATGGCGGGATTCCCATCCAAAAACAGTACGTTTCTGGAGCGATCTTGATACAGCGTTCAGAAACAGCATCGCAAATCCCGGAGAAGTCTTTACGGTAAACAGATTGAAGTTCAGAAAGACAGGGAGCTATTTGTTTATACGGCTTCCGTCTGGACGGGTGCTGACGTATTTGCATCCGGCGGTAGATGAGGATGGTCACCTGTCGTTTGTAGGGGTGGATCAGTTCACCAAAAAATTCCAGAGAATAAAAACATATTCCGGGAAGCTTGCTGAAAACGTAACATCTGGCTTCGCGAGAGACGTATTGTTTTATCACATTCCGGACATAGAGAAGGCCGGATATCCGATCATCTCACGGGTTCACGACGAGTTCATTTGCGAGTGCCCTGACATGCCTGAATATTCTGCAAGAAAGCTTGCGGATATGATGGCGACGCCACACAAGTGGTGTAGCGACATGCCGCTTGCGGCAGCAGGGTTTGAAGCACACAGATACAGAAAGGATTAGAAAATGCAAGAAGAGAAATTACCTATCGAGACGGCCTTTGAAGAAGGCGTTGCCATGTTCAGGCACAAGTATGGATGCAGCCCTGAATCGGCACACGTTTCCCGCCCTGTCGTACGGGCGGTAATGAGGCTGTTCAAAAAGCGGTATGGCGTACCGAAAAATCGCATGGAGCTGTCCATGTGCAACCTTCCCTTGTTCGAACTGAAACCGCCTTCTCCAAATTTTGAAATCCACATGATCAAGCCGGTAAGAAAGGAAGATGGCACACTGGACTACTGGGTGCAGAAGATGAAGCTGGAGCCGAAATGGGTTCATGAAGGCCAGCTTGCTACCGTTGGTACAGACACCTTGCAGATAGAAGGATACGAGTACGATTCAGAGGAAGAAGCGGAATGGCTGACTTCTGAATCGGAACTGAACATCCCATCGGAAACCAAAGATAAATTGAAAAGAAAGATACTGGATGGCAGCGGAAAGCAGACTGGAAAGGCATCTTGATTATCTCGTCAAGACGCATGGCGGCTTCACGAGAAAGACGGTATATCAGGGCAGGACGGGAGCACCTGACAGACAAGTGTTCATGCCGAACGGGGCCATATATTTCGTCGAGATGAAAGCCCCGGGAGAAAAACCGCGGCCCAATCAGGTAGCCGAGTTGACGTTATTGGACAGCATGGGGTTTTCCGTATGGGTGATTGATTCAATGGACGGCGTAAACGACTTCATACGACATATAACAGGGAAGAACGATGACTAAAGATATCAGAGCGCGCCTGCTGGCGGTAACAGGCGGAGTGGAAATAGGGCTGTATGTAGAAATAACGGGATCGGGTGACGAGGTCATATCAAGTCAGACCTTCACTTCGCAAACTCAAATGATCTCATATCTGACGATAGGCAAGGTTCCTGAAACGGAAGAAGAAGAGTTTGAGCTTGGAAAAAAGCTGGAGCTGGCCGGATCCGGATTCTGGCGGGACATTGTAAAAGAGAAGCTGGATATACCGGGCATGATGGAGTTCAATTCAGTTTATGCCGAAATTGCATTGATGGAAATAAAGGAAAAGGCCAATGGAAAATGATTACATAACTCTGGAGTTCGAGGACGTCAATGTAGATGTTGTGTGCTGCATAAACAAGGAACAGCAGGAAGAAGTGTTTCAGGTATTGAATCTGGATTGTAAAAAAGCGAATTATGGTACCAACGAATTTGGATCCTGTATAACCGTCGTACAAGAAAAGGATGCAAATAACATAGTCGTTTTATTCGAGCTGATGCCGAATGCATCGACGAGAGAAGTGGCGTATTTGTTTTATGACAGTGTAAGGAAGTCTGTCAAGGAAGCGATGGAGGCGTGCAGACAGAAGATCGCAATGACTGATTATACCTATGCAAGCATGTGCGAGGATGTTTTTTGTTTTCTTTATAAAAAAATAATTAACCAGCACAAGGAATACAGGGTTCAGTTGAACTTTGAAAGGCAATGGCTCGCCGATACAAACAGCTTCGTTGTACAAAAATCGGGCACTATACAATGAAACCGTTGAAGATCAGAGACTGCCAGAAGCCAATGGTGGATCTCATTACAAATCTTGACAGGGGCAACCTGTTCGCTTCTCCGGGCACAGGGAAAACTTCCGCCACGCTTATGGCTCTTGCATCCATGAGCGTGGCGGACAGTGATGTGTTTCCGGCGCTGGTTGTCGCTCCGAAGCGGGTGGCTAATATGGTATGGGCGGATGAGATAGCGCAGTGGCGACAGCTTTCAGGGCTTGAGATCGTAAAGGTACTTGGCAATGAAAAGGAAAGAACGGCGGCTCTGAAGACCCGTGCGGATATTTACACCATAAACTACGAAAACCTTGCATGGTTGCATACCGTGCTGGACGGAAGATGGCCTTTCAAAACCGTCGTTGCCGATGAATCCACCCGGTTGAAAAATCAGAGAGTTCATTTCAGAAAATATGCGTCCGGAAAAATAGTGCAGATGGTAGGAAGAGACGGTAGCAAGAACGCCCAAGCGTTGGTCAGACACGCAAAGCAAACCAAGCACTGGTATAACCTTACAGGCACTCCCGCGGCAAATGGGCTGACGGATTTGTGGGGCCAGCAATGGCCGGTCGATTTCGGAGAAGCGCTCGGATCTTCTTTCAATTCATTCAAGATGAGATGGTTCAGGAACAGGTTCGGCTCCGATTCACGATACGGTATCATTGAACCGCTGCCTCATGCTTTCAAGGAGATAACATCCCGGTTGCAATCGACTTCCGTAGTGATAGATGCATACGATTATTTCGATGTAAAAAAACCGATAGAGCTGGACATATTTGTAGAGCTTCCGGACAAGGTAAAAGCCATGTACAAAAAGGTTCACAAGGAAGCGGTACTCGAAATGGCTAGTGGCAACGTTACCGCGGTCAATGCAGGATCCGCCCTGATGAAGTGCAGGCAGATAGCATCGGGTTGCATACGGGACGATGATGGAATATGGCACACGTTGCACAAAGAAAAATTGCAGGCGGTAGAAGAGCTTCTTGAAGAAATAAACGGAGAGAATCTGGTTATAGCCTACTGGTTTCAGCATGATCTGAAAGCGCTACAGAACAAGTTTCCGCAGGCTGTATTGCTTGAAAGCAACTCTCGACAAAAGAAGGTGGTGGATGACTGGAATAACGGGAAAATTCCCATTCTGCTTATCCATGCACAAAGTGCAGGGCATGGATTGTCCTTGCAACACGGTGGACGGCATTTGTGTGTATACACTCAAGACTGGAACGCAGAGTATTATGCACAGGTGATAGAACGTCTTGGCCCGATCCGGCAGGCTCAATCAGGCTATGACAGACTGGTGTACGTGCACAGACTGATAGCGAAGAATACCTGTGAAGAAGCCATTGCAGAAAAACAAAAAGACAAACTGACGATGGACGAGGCAATACGACGGGCGGTAGCTATGGAAATATAGCTACAGTTTGTAGTATCATGATAAAATGAAAACGGAAAAGGAGATCGACTATGTTCAACGATGATTGGGATTACAACGTAAGGGAGATGGAAAGAGAGCTGGACCTTATGGACAGGATAGCGGACAAGAAAATGGAGCTGCTTGAATCCCGTTACGATTACAAGGATCCGGAGAACAGAAGATATGCGCTCATGAAATGCGTTTATTTCGATTGTGCTGACAAGTTTGGCCTGACGGAAGAAGTCCGAAAGCTGAAAGAAGCCTTGGCAAACAACGAATTTACCGCGGCGAAGGAATGCGTAAATACCATATCCAGCCGGTTTTGGGATAGCGAAACGGAAGATATGGCGGTATCTTTAATAATGGACAGGGAGTATCAACAGGAGAACAAATATGGATTATGAAGCGAAATTGAAGGCGGCTAAAGACATGCTGGAAAAAAAATACATCATGCACCCTGATTACCGTCGCAAGGATAACCCGGCGCATTCATACCCAGAATCATGGTTCATGCGGAAAGTAAAAGAAGAAAGCCTGAAAAACAAACTGAACAAGAGTTGCCATGTCAATGGAACGGATATAAAATAATCGTGATTTCTTTTTCATGAATTTTTCATCTTTTCATGCATTTTAACGGCGGTGTTATACCGCCGTCTTTTTGTGCCGATAGCTTAACTGGCAGAGCAGAGGACTCATAATCCTTTGGTTACAGGTTCGATTCCTGTTCGGCACACCACGATAGACCCAATGCTCGGACCATTGTTACCGCTTGTGATTACATGGATGGTACAACTATGGAACGTAGGTGCGGTAGTTGCCGGGTTAAACTCCCGGCTGGCCTGCCATCAATCTCCTGTCGGCTTTCCAACGATCATTCTGTATCGACGGACGAAATCGAACATGTAAGGTTCTTTCTGCTTGTATATTTCTTTTCGCCGTTTAACCTTTTCCTCTTCGGAAAGCGTCTTGTTTTTGGAAACTTTCGATACCCGGGACTTGAACTCACTGTTTATCTTGTCCCATTGATCGCCTAGCCGTAACAATTCCTGCTGCTCTTCAGTAAGATCTTCTCTTTCACCGGCGGAAACTCGACGGCGCAGCGTCATGATTTCTTCCTGTGCATTGTAAAACTGGGCTTTCGCTCCGTCCGTTGTAAAGTCTCTGAAAAATCTTCTCGCTACAGGATTGGTGACCGTTTTACCCTGTTCTTTCTTGAAGGGATCGTCTATGAATCCTGACAAAACCATTCCGGGAATGCCCGTCATATAACCTTGCAGCATAATCCTCACCTGTTCCGGTGCCAAATCGACGCCGAAAGTCTTGCGTATTTCAATGGCGATCTGTTTGTAAAAGTCCGGGACGTTCGTTCCGAACTGTTCGCTTCTGAACTGATCTGTCTTTTCCCATTGCGTGTTTATGACAGGAGCATCGTATGATGTCCTGTTTACCGCAACAGAGACAACAGGTCTTAACCATGTCGGAGAGAACATGAGCATGAACGCCTCTGCCGGGCGCTTGGTGAAGTCTATGCCTACAGGCTCGATAGGAGATACTGCGGGCACAAGAGCGTCGCTTATAACGCCTCCAAACGCCTCTGTGGGGGTGATTTCCTTGGTTGCAAGATTGAGCATGTTCAGTGCCATGCTATTCGCAAGTTTCGGCAGACCGAAGCCAAGCGGTATTGTTATGACGCCATCGCCCATTGGGAACGGGATGGTGTTGTTCAATACATAATGCGTCAGGCCAAGCATCTTGTTACCGGTTTTGTCGTCGCCTGCTACCGCCCGGGCGGTAGCCTGTATGGCGGCGAGCACCAAGGCATAAGCAGCCAGCCTCGGAACGCCTGTTTTCCACCGTATACGACCGGTCTTGCGATCATACAGCACGTTCAACATGTTGGCTGCGCCGGTTATGGTCGGTTGCGCAAAGGCGTATATGCCTTTGACGAATGGCATGGCGGTACCTGTCTTGCCGAAGTTCATCAGATCGAGTGTTTCCGCGGAGGCCCTGTTTGTCTGTACACCGGCATCTTTCATCGCCATATAGGACGACAGGACAGGAACAAGGTCAAAGGTACGGTTATAGGCATCGACCACACGTGCTATCGAAGAAGCGGCATTGCGTATGACACCTTTCGATTTCGTGATGTTCTGTATGAACCGCGATCTGTTGGGTGAGAAATAATCCGCTCTGGTAGAAATGCCGCCGGATTCAGCAAGTTCCTGCATCGCAACAGACGCTGCGGAACCGTCGTTTTTCTGGTTGGTGGCATACCGTAATGCGGCTTTCCATGTTTGGGGACTGAATGCATATCGCCACATGGATCGTGATACTTTCTTGGCATCGACGGCATTACCCTGTTCATCTACAAGATTTCTGACAGAAAGGTTATCAGACCGTTCCCATACATCACGGAACCAGTTGATCGGTGCAAAGGTGGGGTTGAGCTGTGTACAGGTGTAAGCGAACCATTGCGTCGGTTTGCTTATGGCGGATAGCACGGTACCTGCCTGTTCGACATTGGTCTTTCTGATCGTATCGAGAAGATCGTTATCAATGTAATAGGCATAAGCGGATCCATCTTCTCCACGATAAACAATTGATCCACGTGGAGTAGCTTCAAAGCTTTTCAGTGTGTTTCTGGCTATTCCGGCGTCCTGTCTTTCCGCTGGTGTCATGCCATTGTAAAGACGGGCTATACTTGCCTGAAAAGGCCGCCAGCCTGCGAAGGAAGCCGTTCTCAATACAGACCCTATAGAAGCCGTAATGCCGTCATCAGCAAGAGATACACGGCCTTTAAGCCTTCTGTCTGCGGCGACATTGGGCGCTCTCGTGCCGGATGGTACCGTGTCCTCTTCCAGCGCCGATAACGGATCGCCCGTCAACGGAACATATTCTGTTCTGACGTCTGCTTTCAACTGGTCTCTTAATGCATTGAGCGCCGTCTGGTCATACGTTGTCAGATCGGCAGAGGATCTTAATGTTTTGAAAGCATCAAGAAGATCAGGGCGGTTCAGGAAAGATACCGCGGCTTGTGGAGTGACTTTACCTGTTTCGATATCGAGAACAAGCCGCATGGCGTTCATGTCATACAGGGCATTCGTCACTTTCTTTATGTTATCCGCGCCTATCGCGTTTTCACTGGCCGCCATAATGGCATCTGCCTGTGCATAGGTCATGCCGCCTGCCAAGCCCACATCAGGCTCGAAAGCGATGTCGGCATTTTGAACCGCTTCATAGCGCTTTCTGAAAACATTCGTGGCTTCGGAAAGTTCCTGCTGCGCTTCGGCGTCCATTGGATCCTTCGCCAGCCTTTTCTGCAAGTCCGAGATCTCCCTTACGTCCCGATTGAGCAGCCGTGCATTCGCTTCTTTCGACCAATTGGCGGAAGCCCACAAACCGGCATACCGCATAACGGTCTCCTCGGTTAGCTTAGTGGCTCTTGATACTTCCGCCATCGCTTTGTGCAGCCGGTCTCCTCCATTATCGTATATGATCTTGGAATATTGTGTCCTGCGGTTAGGCGCAGCGTACATGGCGTCTATGCAATCTTGCGAAAGTTTTTCAAGTGATTCACGTTGGGTGCCTACACTTTCAAACCACCGCTTGACCGGAACGAGCGAATCATGAAGCATGACGTTCAATGCTTCAACCCCTCTGGCAAGCGCTACTTTCACTCCAGCTACATTCCGGGATTGCAAGGCTTGCATAAGACCGCGTCCGACAGTTACCGCGGGAGCAGCTTCATTCGCTTCGATCTGCCCGATGACATCCTGAACGGTAGCACGGGACGATACAAGACCCTGATCATTCGCATTGGCATTTTCTATATCCAGTTGGGATCCGGCAGTGGAGTTTACCGATGCATTCGCCTGTCTGGACGGAGACCAAGCAAACAGCTTGCCTGTACCATACGGCAAATATATGACACCGTTCTGTGCCGGAGTGCTGTTCAATACCTGTCGTATTTGCCTTCCGTATTCGTATATTTGTTCATCCGTCATGCCAGTATGATCACGGATGAATTTCATATAATCGTCATGCCTTCTGGATTTTGTTTTCTGATTGGCGACGATATATGCCGCCTTGTCCAAGGCATTTTCAAATCGTACTTCATCCCTGCCGAACATTGGTTTGGCCGTTTGCACAAACCGCGGTGCATCCTCTACCGGTACAAGAACACTTGTAGAGGGCTGTTCTTGCTGCTGTGATTGAGCTGCTTGCTGCTGTGTTCGGGTGCCTGAACGTTCACGGTTCGATACTACATCTCCAACCGCCATTGTCAACGCATCAAGTACCGTCTGTTCGGACAGTACGTTTCTGCCTGCGGTAGCATTAGCCAGCTCCGTTACGAACCTTACGATAGCATCCCATACTGTTGGCCTTTGTTTGACAAGGCCAAGGCGGTTCAGTGCTGCGGAAGGATCGCCGGTAATGCCGTTATGTTCAAATGTGGTTTCGACCTTTCCTAATGGAATGCGCTGTGCCATAGCGATAAAGGCCGGGTTAGCCAGCTCGGAGAATATTTCTCCTGCGTTTTCGGTAGCATACAAATATGTTTTACCGCGCTCATTATTCACCTTGTCTATCAGCCAATGGATAAGCGCCCATGAATCTCTGGCATTCTTGTCCCCAAGTCGTGCCCGGCGCTCCATGTCAATAAGGCCCTGATAGGTCAGGGAATGAAGCGCTTCATGCATGACGTGGCTAACGGTGGCACCATTATTCAACTCTATGGTATGCCTTTCCGGCCTGTATTCTCCGCCTATGAATCCGGATTGGCCTCTCTGTGTATGCTGCACAGTCTGGCCTGTATACTTTACAGCCGGTACCGCTCCCGTAGCGCTTGTTACAGCCTCATGCAATTCGCTTGCCGCTCTCCTGAACGCCTGTCCGGCCATTGGATCGTTGGCTACGGCAGCCAGAACGGATTCTGCTGTCGCTCCTTGCCGCCGTGCCTCATTCGCCCACGATACAGGAGACTGGATATCGGTAGTTGCGCCAAAACTGGATGTTCCGACCTGATTGACGGCAGCGTCGGTCTGTCTATAAGCATCTATAGGAACATCGGATATCGCGCTACCTATGTTTCCGCCTTCCGGATCGCCAAGTTGCCGCATGATTTGCGGAGCGTATTGTGCCGTCAGCTCAATCTGATTTGCCGCGGTATTGCCCTGCGCGTCCGTCCACTGTACGCTTTGGCCGTCGGTCATCAGGAGATTTCCGTCGGGAGCGATGAACAGTGGTGTGCCACCGGTCAGGTTGGGATTTATGCTGTCTGCAAGTACCTGTGCATAATATCGCTCTATTTGTCGTTGTGTCTGGACCGGCTGTTCACTGGCGGTCAAGGCAG